GGAATCCACTGGTGCTGTAGGAAATGCTCGCGGTGCTCCTCGTACTTCACCGGATCGACGGGCAGAACGCCCTGCACAACGGCCCGATCAATGAACCGCGCCCACACCTTGCGGAAGACCTGTTCAATCAGGCAGGACTGCCATACCTTGAACGTGATTCGGCCATCAATCAGGGCAAGACGCCCGCCGCTGAAATTGTTCGTGAACTGCTTCGCCAACAACTCGTAAGGATACCGCAGCGCGGCAGCAACCCCATGCAATGACCACTCGACATACGGCGCCAGTGTCGTGCCCGGTCGCGCCGGGTCGCTGAACGTGATGCCCTCGCCGTCGGCCAAATACTGAATGCTGCCGGGTGCCAGATCCTCAAGATTGCTCCGGCTTCTACCGGCTTCTGCCAGTGTCACCGGATCAGTCACACCCGTGACGAATGCCCCGTGGCAGGCTGCCACCTGTTCGGCAATCAGGTTCGCATACACAAAATCCTTCAAGTCCTTCAACTTCGGCATGGCTGGTGCCAACCACGGCACACCACGCAACTGCCCCGGCGTCTGCTCTTCATAGCAGTGCAGAAGATCGTCCAGACTGACCTCAGTTTCCCGCAGGTCGTAACCGTAGGAATCATTCGGCAGCGTCTTCGTGACGTATGCCGCAATTGGCTTTCCTTTGGCATCCAGTCGCAGCCCCAAACGCCGAATGGCAGTCGGTGCCAATGGCCCATAACCAAACAGCGGAATCCGCTGCGGATGGATGACCTGAACCGTCAGCGTGACGGGCTTTGCTGGGTCGTCATCGTCTGCCATGTGCAGCCACGATTCGCCGAAAATCGCGTTGCACCGCTCCAGCATCCGCTGCTTCGTGTGCCAGCCTTCAGCCTCAGCCCACTTCTGAAACAGCCACTCAGACATCGCGCGGAAGTCTTCGGCCTGTTTCGGTGTCAGGATGCCGCGTTCCGGCTGCACTCGACACTGCGGACGAATGCCCACGCCGATGACGTTGTCAACTCGCCCGTTGATTGCAGATGCCGCGAAAACATCGGTACGGTACAGATCCACCGCCCGGTCAATCAGCGTTTCCAGCTCGGACTGCAATGCATCGTTTGTGGTCAGCTTACTGGCCAGCCACTTTTCCCCACGCAGGCGGTCATGGTCCGCCGCTTCCCACGCCGTAAACCGCTCAGCGGCTCGCTGTGCCATTGCCAGACGGATTTCGTGGTCAACACGGGCTTTGACCCGCTTTGATGCGAGCGCGGGGCTTACGGCTGCAATGACGCGGTCCAGTCGCGTCTGCCGTGCTGCTGCATCAACTCTGTTGCGCAGGTCAGTCATTGCGGAACCTCACAAGATTCCGAGACCGTCCGATGCCGCCGGATGCCTGGCGGCGCATGCTGCCACTGTCGCAGCAGGCCGGCCAGACTTCCAGCCCCGGTTTCCAGACAACTGGAAGTCAGCGGGCTTTCCGTCGTTCTTCGCGTGCCTTTTCGTAGGCGATGGCAGCCGCCTGCTTTGGCGGTCTGCCTTCGCGAATCAGCAGCCGGATATTTTCCGCAATAGCCTGTTTTCCGTAGCCCTTTTTCATCGGCATTTCTCAGCCCCTCCGGATCACAGTCTGAAAACGATTGCCACACCCACAGGCTCTGTACTGTGTCGAAAACTCGCCTGTGGTCGCTGTGTGCTGGACGGGTGAAAACTGGCCACACTGCGGACACGCACCGCAGCCGGGAACCCTGTGTGGTGCCGTGTAATTGCGTTTGACGTATCCCGGCGGTTTCAGTGGCTTCATTTCCAACCTTTCACGAATTTTTCGGGCTTTTTGCCTGAAATAACGCCGTTTTGTGGCCGATTTTCAGCGATTTTTTCGGCCCGTTTTCGCTCGAATTCTAACACGGAATGCCCCACAAACGCCAGATAACACGCATCCAGCAGGTGGTTGCGTGAAAATGTTTGCGTCCACTTCGTCACCGTGCCCTTGCCCACCTGGAATTCCTGCACCTCACGCTCTGCGGTCAGTTGTTTTGCCACTTCCATCCGGCCTTCCGGCTTATCCGTCCGTGGCAGCAACAATGCCGCCGCACTTGTGGCGTCAACACTCAGTGCCTGGTGCACTCGCCGCTTCCAGTGGTCCGCGTTGTTCTGGTACTCCCTGAACCGCTTCGTTCCGTCCAGGAATGCGACATCGTGCCAGCCCTCGCCAATCCTGAGTGTGACCTTGCTGCGGTCTTTCGGTGCATGGTAGGTCGTTCCTGAATGCTGCTTGAACCCGAACCCTTTGCAGGTGTTCCATGTACTGTTCGTGGCCACGATATTCCGGATCAGATCCGTTTCCCAGCCTGCGTCGATCATCACGATTTCCGCCGGCTTCTGCCCGCCGTTCTCCATCTCCCAGCCCGCCTCGAACTTCTCCATCAGCAGCCGCACGGCCTGCCGAATGGCCGTCGGAAGATCGGTCAGTTCTCGCTGAATCGGTTCGTAACCGTAATCGACGCAAAACGGCTGCCCGCTCGTGTCATGCTTCGCCACAACGAACCAGTCCAATTGCGCCGCTCGCACGTCCACACCGGCTGCAATGCGGCTGCAGTCTGCCGGGATCAGTCCCCGCCGGTATTGGCTCTGGCGGTGCATCACCGTCTTCCAGTCCAGTGGTTCGACCGCCGTCTCTTTTTCTTTGGCGGGTAGTGCCCATGTCCACTGCAGGATTTCGCGTTCGCTGTTGTCCCGATCCACTTCCCGCATCCCTCGCCATTCGTCCGCCCCGACAATACCCGCCGTGACGAATGTATTCGTGGCTGCTGAATACCGGAAACCCATAGTCTTCGTTGCCGGGATCTCCCCGTGCACAGATCCATCCGGCAGGATAACCTGCCCACGGTGCCGCAACCGGGCCTGTGTCAACTGCTGAATCCGCTGCCCGTCGTCAAACAGGATGCCGCACGCAGGGCAGGCCCACCTGCTGGCAATCTCCGCTTCGGCTTCGGTCGTGGCCTCATGGTAGCCGATGAGGTTGTCTCGACTCGGCGCAACAAACTCACCGCACGAATGGCACGGAAACACCACCTCGCCGGCGGTGCCTTGGCTCCATTCCTGCCAAATCCGGCCAGTCTCCACCGTGACCGTGGATTCCAGATAAATCCTCGCCTGACCGCTCGCACGATACGCACGAACACGGCCCTCCATTTGCTTGAGCTTCGTGGCTTCATCGCTCTTGCCGCCGACTTCGTCCAGATGGCTCACCTCAGTCACCACCAGCACCGGCCCTGTAAATCCCGCTCGCTTGCTGTCGTCACCGCCCGCACTGATGAATTTCAGTGCAGCCCCGTTGTTGAACTGAATCAGGCTCGGAGTTCCGCCGCCGCTCCCACTGCCCTTGCGTGGCAGGTATTGTGCGTACCGGCTGGCCTCGATTGCCGGCCTGATGTCCATCTTCCACTTGTCCGCCGCCATGTCCATCGTGGGCAGGCCAAACAGCACCGTTTGCACGCGCTCAAACAGGTGATACAAAATCGGGATGACCACGAATGCCAGGGTCTTGCCGGACTGCTGCGGACCCGTGCAGGCGTAGCGGAAAAAATGGCCCTGATCGACGATGTCAAAAAACAGCCCGTGTGCCGGCTGTCGCGCGACTCTGAACCGCTGCCCCTGGTACGGTCCGTCAGGCAGGATGATTTCGTCCTCGGCGAACTGCCGCATCCCCCGATACGGTCGCAGGATGACGTGTCTGGCGAATACGTCACGCAGTGCCGCCGCTGACGGCTTCGCGTACAGGTCCCACGGGATCTGATGTTGTGGTGTCGCCATGTGCATTTGTTAGACGCTCCAATCCCTGTAAGACCTCCTCATTCGCTTCCTGTAACATTGTCCACAGGTCATTCCCCGCCACTCGCTTCAGGTGTTCCGCGAATCGTCGATACGGTCCGAGAATCGCCTGAACAGTTTCCTCGAAGTCGGTCAGCTTGACGATCTGCCCCCGCTGTTCTGCCAGCTTGATTTCTTCCTGCTGTGCTCGCGCCAAACGATACCGCTCCAGACCATCGGACTCGGTGCCGGCCAGCATGTCAGGATCTGACGGGACCGGCTGCGCCTCTTTCCGCAGGTACCACCAGACGCATCCGGCGTAAATCTCGATGTTGTTGTCTGAATCAAACTCTGGGAAGGTCGGGTCGTGCTTAAACTTCGTAAGGGTGGGGGAAGTCACCCCCAAAACACGGGCAAGCTCAGCCTGATTGCATCGTTTTTTGTGTCCCATGGTCTTAGTTACCAGATTCGCACACTGAAAACATCAAAATTTAGGGCTTTTCTTCC